AAAAAGATTTAGTATTCTGTATTTTAGATAAGAACTTAAAGACAAGAACGGGAGCGGACCTAATCAACAAAGCAATTCCAAAATGTGTCCCTAATTTCAAGGTAGCACTAGCTAACTCTTATGATAAACAAAAGGGTAAAGTTGATTTTAACAAACAAAAATGGTTCGCCTCCCAAAAGTTAGATGGTGTAAGGTGTTTAGCGATGGTGGATGAAAACGGTCAATGTAATTTTTACTCAAGACAAGGTAAGACATTCGACACATTAGATACCCTTAGAAAAGAAATAGAGAGTCTAGGACTAACTAATGTTGTTTTTGATGGTGAGGTGTGTATTGTTGATGATAATGGTGTAGAAGACTTTCAAGGTATTATGAAAGAGATAAAAAGAAAGAACCACACTATTGTAAATCCTAAGTATAAAATTTTTGATTATCTTACATTAGAAGAATTTGATACACAAACCAGTACAAGAAATTTAAGTATGAGATTAAGTACTTGTATTAGACCCAAACTAAATTGTATAGAAATGTTAGAACAATGGAAAGTAGAGTCAGACGAACATTTCCAAGAGTTGGCAGAACTAGCAACTAAAAGTAATTGGGAGGGTTTAATGTTACGTAAAGACTGTGAATACAAAGGAAAAAGAAGTAATGACTTATTAAAAGTTAAGAAGTTCTTTGATGAAGAATATGTGGTAAAAGGTATTGAAGTTGCTGTCCATAGAATTATTGTAGATGGTTTAGAGGTAGAAGAAGAAATGTTAAGTAACGTTATAATAGAACATAAGGGGTGTGAAGTAAGAGTAGGTTCTGGTTTTGACCATGAAGAAAGAAGAATGTATTATGTTCCTGATTTTCACCCAGATAGTTTAGTTGGAAAAACAATTACAGTACAATACTTTGAAGAAACTCTTAACCAGGATGGTTGTCACTCACTAAGATTTCCGGTTGTAAAACATGTGTATGAGGGGGAGAGAACTACTTAAAGTTCCCTAAAAAAGGCCATAACTCCTCACCAACTAATACTTTAGTTACGGAAGGTAGTAACCAAGGAGAAACATTTGATAATTTCATACCATTAGTTAACCATAAAAATACTTGTTGGTTTTTAAGTGCTGATATCTGAGCTTCACCAAATGTACCCGCTCCAGCTGTACCATCAAAATTAATTAAGTTGGTATCACATACTTGTAACATATATAAGTCTTGGTGTACAATTTGTTCTCTTATTTTTTCTTGAAATATTTTAAATTCTTCTGGGTTTAATTGGTTAGATTTCCATTTTTTAAACATATCTTTAAATTCCGTATCAGCTTCCCTAACAGTCTCTGCTCTCATAGGATTTAAAAGTACAGGTGGGGTAAGTCCATCATAACTTAACTCCCCTGTTGTCACAAGAGTAAGTAATCTTTCATCCTTTACAACGTGACTAGGTCCATAGAAATCCTCTACCTGAGTCCTCCAAGAAACCGCATCTTTAGCAAAATCAATTCCACCACCTAGATACATAGCTTTTGGTTTAAATATACCCGTAGTAGATTCTGGGTCCATCACATCTAAAATTTCTATAGTGTCTTGAATTTCACCCATAGAAGCATTAATTAAGAAATTAGTAGCTTTATCGGTAATAAAACGTTTAACCCATTTAATTAATTTACCTACAGTCGTTTTCGCTTTAATTTCAGGAATACCCTTATAAGATATTTGTTCATCTATTTCTATAGACTCTTCTTCTACACCTAAGTCTATATAATCAGCTAAATCATCTCGTAATTTCTTACGAGCATCTAAAGGCATCGTCAACAATTCATCTTGAATATCTGCAACATCAACTACCTCTTCTTTTAAAATTTTTCTAATTAACCCTTTCATATTTATAATTTAATAATCTGTATCGGCTTTTTCACCCCTTATTATTTCTAAACCAGCAGAAGTACCAATTCTGGAAGCTCCAGCATCTACCATTTTTTCTAAATCTTCTCTACTATAAATACCCCCCGAAGCTTTAACTTTTAATGGACCAGCATTTATGGACATTATAGATACATCGTCTACCGTAGCTCCGCCTGGACCACCATCTTCAGGTTTATAAAATCCAGTAGAGGTTTTAACAAAAACATCCCCCGCTTTTTGTTCACCCACACATTCTACCACAACATCTCTAATTAAACTTGTAAGTTCAGCAATTTCCTCACTCGTTAAAGCAGCAGATTCAATAATCCATTTTACAACTAAACCTTCATCCACGCCAATCTTAGTACCTTCACAAACTTCTTCTTTAACAGTATCTAAGTCACCATTTTTAAAAGCCTTATAGTCCACCACAAAATCTAATTCATCTACACCATCCTCTATAGCTTGTAAAGCCTCATCCAATTTTTGAGAAAGTCCATCATCTCCATTAGGGAAACCAATAACAGTTCCAACCAAAAGATTAGAATCATATTCTTTAATCATTTGGTCTGCTAATTTTACAAATTCTGGTCTTATCATTACTAATTTCATACTATGTTCCATAGCGTCTTGTATGGTCTTAGTAACTATACGGGTAGTCTCATCATCACTTATACCAGCTTGGTCTGAAGTCTTAAGATAAGTGGAGTCAATATATTGACCAACACTATCCTCTTCAGTTAATTTAATTAACTCATTAATTCTATCTATATCTTCTTTAAGTATATTTTTCATTTATTATAAATATAAATTAATTATTAAATACTTCAATGTATTTATAATAAAAAACATTATGATTAATTGGATAAATGGTTTTGATGCCGGAAATAAAAAAGAAAAGTACAGTCTAACATTTAGATGTGGTACCTTAACACTATTTGAATTAAAAATAGATAAAACACAACTAAGATTTATGCTTTTGAACTTTGGGTTCGAAATCTATTACTAATATTATGGATAAATACATTTATAGGGGCAAGTTAGAAAGAGTTGTCGATGGAGATACTATTGATGCTCTTATCGATGTAGGTTTTGATATTTGGGTTAAGAAAAGAATTAGATATAAAGGAATAGATACTTGGGAAAGTAGAACAAGAGACCTTGAAGAAAAAAAATTAGGTTTAGCTGCCAAAGAACGTAACAAAGAGTTATTAGAAAAAGTAAGTTCTAAATCAGGATATTTTAGATTAAAATCTTATGGGGTAGGAAAGTATGGTCGTGTACTTGGTGAAATCTTCATAATGGACGTAAATGAAAATACCATATGTATAAATAACCAACTAATAACAGAAGGACATGCTTACGTATACGATGGAGGGAAGAAAAAATTATTAAAAGAGGTTAAAAATGGCTAAACAAACACAAACCGAAATATTAAATGAGGTTCTATTAGAACTACAAGAGATTAAAAGAGGTTTACCTAACGGACAAATAGCTTTAATGCAAAAATCTTTGGAGGACTTAGAAGATGGACAAAAAGCTTTAAAAAGTGAAATTAGAACTATACAAAAAAGATTATTTAATCCAGATAGTGGTGTCATAGTAGAGGTTAACAAAAATACTGAGTTTATGAAAGAAACACAACCCAAACTAAAACAAGTTGATAATGTGGTTTCTTGGAAGGGTAACGTAACTAAAGCATTATGGGTTGTATACTCAGCAATAATAGGTGTAATTATTAAATTATTATTTTGGAATTAATAATTACAATTATCATATCCCTAGTACTGGGTAAGGCAATATGTTATTTTGCCCACCAAAGGGATACTAATGATTAACAACTATGTTGTCTTAAGTAAAATTTTTTACTATATTTAAAATAAAAGTTATGGCAGAAAGAAAATTAAAAACTACACATCAAACCGATAAGAATCTTTTGGATAAAGCAAAAGATATGATGGACAGATTTAAAACCACCAAAAAAGAGTACAATCCAGCACCTAAAGAATCTAAAGATGGAAAGGTACAAAAATAAATGGTTTAGGTTAAGTTTAGAAAAACACTTAAAATCTGAACAACTGGGTTTTAATGTACATTGTAAAGAAGATGGTATTCATATTACGGTACCTCCATATCCACCTACTGGAGACCAGTTTACAGATAATTATGCTGCAGAAACTTTAAAAGAGGATTACGAAACCCAACGCATCATAGATAAAGTAAATCAGGTGGTTAAAGATTACGAGGTTAAAGTAAATTTAGGTAAAGCTTTATATGGGGATAATATAAAAATAAAACTTAACGTAAAAAATGAACGAAACATTTAAATTAACATTATTAACTTGGGGGACCATTTTCCTTATGATATTTTTCCTCATTACTTTTGTATTGTGGTTAGGGACATCGATATGGTGGTTGTTAACTAATAATATGATTGATAGAAACACCTTCCTACTCATATCAACTACTACCTCACTCACATTCTCACTCCTTATAGTTATTGTTAGTCTATTCTCCCCCGAAAAATAACTTAAATTTATTCTTGTTTATTTAAATATAAATGTTTATCTTTGTGGTACAAATTTAATTTAAAACCCAATAAAAGATGACAAATAACAATTCACTCACAACGACCGAACTACTAGAATTAGTACCATCTGCTTTCGCAGGACACCAATCACCAAAAGTTTCTAATAAGTACACTTTTATATCTACAGCAACAGTATTACATGA